AGTAATTACAACTGGAGTCAAACCCCACATTGTTCCTGACGTTCTTTATCCCTCTTATGTCGCATCTGGAACTTCAAATAAGTTACTAGATGGAACTACAGACCATTCAGGTGCATTTGGAACAGCTCAATCAGATGGACGAAAATACTACTATACCAATATCAAGGGCAGTAAACCTATCAAAGACCCTAGAATCGGTGGGCATTTTGGTAGTCAAAGGCATAAGTTTAAATCCTTACAGTTACTTGAGCAGGAAACTGCTACGCACGGAAGTAATGTCTATAGTGTAGACGGAAGAGAGTGGATAAGATCTACTGGTTCTTATGTTTCACAAAACAATAATCAAGGGAATGTATTTTATCTAGATGATGATGGTTTTATTGAAATAACAGGTTATTTTTCCGAAGCAAACTTAATAAGTTTAACTTGGGATAGTGGCAGAGACTATAAGTGGAGAATAGATGGTGGTAATGCTAACGAAAAAACAACATTCCATACAACAGTAAGTACCCCATTAACAGGAAGATATGTTGATGCAGGATCAGTCGCTAATATAGGTATAAATCAAACACTTGGAATACATACTTTGAAATTGGAAGTAGTTGATGGTGAAGATACTTATTTTTACGGCATCGAACTAATCGCTCAAGACACAACATCAACCGCAAATCGCTCAAAGATACAGATTCCTGTTCAGAACGTGGTTTCTTTTGGTAAGAAATTTCCTATAAGTGCAACTTCTGCTCATTATGATCCTTTTAATGGGTTTACTTCTGGTTCTTCCGTTACATCCTATATTGATACTACTTATTCATTAGGTGTAGAAAACTGGAAACATAGTTCAACATACTATCGACCTTACAATGGTGGGCGAGTTGTAAAGTGGGTGGATAACGATGGAACGATAAAAACTTCTGTTACTTTGATGCCCCCTAATGCAAAAAGTATTGCTGATTCGAATATTAATGCAAAAGCAAATGCTAGTATAGCAAACAATACTTATTTCCCTACATTTGAAGAACACACTACAGACGTAAACGAAGACGAATTGCATGAAGTAGCCAAGACTTTTTGGTGGAGAGAGTTTGGAAACGGAAATGCCAATAATGGTCAGGTAACAGGCACAAATGGAGGTAGCTACAAGGATTTTAGTATGCTTACTGGTACAACTGCAACCGCTGCGGCGTTTGTTTTAGATGATGGAATAACTTCGATATCTGGGTATGATGTTGAGCTCAATGGTAATGGGTTAGGAGATAATCTTGGACTTAAAACAAGTGGTTCGAGGATTTGGTACACTTTTATAGGTACTGGTATCACGATAAGTGATCATAATGATTCTCCAAGAACATTCGGTCAGAATTTACCT